GATCAAGTTGATTGTGTTCTGGATACATACATGCTGATCCAGAATAGAAGATCTTTGTCTTATTTTGTTCTGTAATCTCGTTCCACTTACGTTGTTCCTCAAGAACATTCAGATTGATAGTGACAGAGTTATGCATAATATCTGCATCATTCTCACCAGTGAAAACGAAACCTGCACCACCCATATCAGCAGCGAACTGATAGATCTCATCAAAAGGTTCTAAGAATTTATCTACAATCTGAGCATAAAAGTTACCAGTCTCTCCGGCATATCGAATACAACGTGCAACAAACTTAGTGTCCCTCAAGTCACCTTGAACAAACTCATTTGCATGAGATGCACAATACTCAGGTTGTTTAAGATCTACACCTCGGACCCAATATCCTTCTTGCCGAAGTCGTTTAACCATGTGACTTCCAATAAATCCACCAGCACCAAGCACTAGTGCTGTCTTCTTATATTCAGACATTATTAAAAAGTTTCTTTTTATATATGATACTAAAAAAGATGACTTATGTCAAGCATTTAACATAGATCTTTAACAATCGACTCTAGGTTTATTTTTTGTTCAAATCCAAGAGACTTAAGTTTATCAGTATTCATCCAAAAATTTTTTGTTTGTACGTTACTATGAAAATTAGGAGGATTTATATCAATAATTTTAGATTTTGATTCTAAATGTTTATGTGCTAACTGAATAATTTGTCCAATTGAAGTTGGTATTCCTGATCCAATATTATAAATTTGATTTAATTCTCCATCATCCATGACAAGTTTAATTGCTCTACAAACATCTTCAACATGCATAACATCTCTATAATGTTCTCCCCCATCATACAAAGTCACATCACGATCATCTTTCATTTCATTTATTATCCAAGTGATTGCATTCTTTTTCTTTGAAAATTTATTATCTCCCGAACCCAAAACATTACACAATCTAAGAATTCTATACTTCATCCCATAAGTTTCTGCAAAAGACTTTATAAGTTGTTCTGCACAGTGTTTAGTTATTGAATAAAATCCAGTTGGATTGCATTCAGAATTTTCTTTTGCTGGCAACTCAGGCGTTTTTCCATAGACAAACCAAGAACTGATAAAATTAAAAGTAATATCTTCAGATCTACAATAATCTAATACTTCACACAAAATCTTTAGATTAGTTTCAATATCTAGGGTAATATTATCGTGAATATTATAATTGTCTGTGGTAGAAATAAAATATAATATTTTATTAGATAGAGGTTCCCTAGAATTTCTGGCAATTTTAATACAATCTCCATACATTCTATTAAAATTTTCTCCTATAAATCCGGAAGATCCATACAAAGAAATTTTTTCATTCATGTGTACACCTTTTTTGTATAAACTCTAAAATATCTTGATCACCTTTCTGTATTTCAGAAGGAGCAAAAAGAGCTCTATATCTTTTTTCAGTTCTTTCTTCCGGTTCATCGAGATAATACATTGCCAAAGTCTTTCTATACACTCCATCTGGACATTCAAGTGGAGTTGGAAGACCGTGCCAATAAGGTTCTGTAGTGTCAAAAATCACTGCCCTATTGAAGACACATTCAATTTCAATCAATTTATCTTTTGGTTGATTTTTTTCAAAATCATTTGTCCAAAGTTCTAAAGATCCTCCCCAAGATGAATCCCAATTTTTGGATAAAAAAATTATTAGATTTACTTTACGCCTAAGTTTTAACTTAGGATGCATGGAATAATCTCTATGCAGATTTAGTTTTCCACCTCTTCTGTGAATGTGAAATCCACCACCATGCAATCCGTAATCTGGATAAAGAGTTCCTGTTCCCATCATCTCTTGAATATTTTTTACAAAAGATGGGGAACAGAAATGAGAAAATGTTTGATATGTTGTCTCTGGAAGACGATACCAAGACATATTAATTTTTTTATTTTCTACAACATTATCATATCCATACCAAGCATCAGAATCATAGTCTGGAAATTCTTTAGAAATTTTTTCTGCTATTTCTTCATCCAAAAAATTATCTATCACTCTATAAAATTCAGTCATATGGATACTCTCTCACCCACTGGCCACCATCATGAGAGTACTGTTGGATATTGTGTCCAAAAAAGTATGGGGGCAAATCGTAAACTTCTCGATGTACCTCATCCAACAATCCTTTTTCTACAACAGAGTCAAACCATGCATGTTCAATATTTGGAACCATATCATAACGATACAGTTCTTTTAAAGACAAAGTTTCTTGAAAAAACTCTGGTTCAAAAAACATCAAATTAAGTCCTAAAGTGATCTCCATTGGCACCCACCTGCCAGTCACACATCTTTTACCAGTTTGCTTACATTTTTCAATAATATCTGCGTAATCAATTTTAGGAGAATTATCAAAACAAACTTTCAGAACATACTTAAATCTTTTCGGCAAAAGTTTTAATGCATTATGAATCGAAGTCAATTCTGCAACACTATGTGAACGATTACTTTGAGGAACCCCATCTACGTGAAAGTCATTATTACTATCATATACAAACATGTGACAATATTGTTGCGTTTCTAAATCAATAGTTGAGTGTGATGCAAGGATAACAAAATGACCTTTTTCATATAGAGCTTTACAAAGACTCTTGGTCATTTTTCTTTGTTCATTTTCAACAGTACCTCCACAGTATGCAGTTACAATAATAGCGGTATCATCCATATTTTTAATAATTTTTATTATATATTATCATAATATCAATTGTTTAAATACCACTCCACAGTTTTTTGCAAACCATCATTCAATTTGTATCTAGGTGACCATCCAAGTTGTGATTTTATCTTACTGATATCCGTAGAATACCTTCTATCATGACCTGGACGGTCTTTCACATATTCTATCATACTCTCATCCCCATCCATAATTGAAAGAATTTTTTTAATCAATTCAATATTGGTAATTTCATATTCGCCACCAATATTATATTTCTCTCCAACCTTTCCATGTCTCCATACTTCAACTAGTGCCTCACAATGATCCTGAACATATAACCAATCACGAATTTGTTTTCCATCACCATAAACAGGAATTTTTTTATTTTGAAGAATATTTGTAATTATCTTGGGAATTAACTTTTCCTTATACTGCCTAGGACCATAATTATTAGAACAGTTAGTAACTACAGCAGGCAATCCATATGTATTATGAAAAGCATTCACAAAATGATCACTTGCTGCCTTTGATGCCGAATATGGATTTTTAGGATCATATTTTGTATCTTCAATAAATGATCCATCATGAATAGATCCAAATACTTCATCCGTAGAAATATGCTGAAACCTATCAATCCCTGAAGAAAGACTTGCATTCAAAAGATTGACTGTTCCAATAATATTACTTTCCACAAATAGTTTACAATCCTTGATAGAATTATCAACATGACTCTCTGCGGCAAAATGAAATACCGTTTTTGGTTTGAACCTTGAGAAGATATATCTTACCTGATCCTCATCAAAAAGATCACACTCTTCTAGATGAAACTGAGGACCTGCGGGAATATAATTTACATCTGCAGCATAAGTGAGTTTATCTAAAACAATAACTTTATCTTCTGATACGGTAGTTAAATGATGAAGGAAATTACTACCAATAAATCCAGCACCACCAGTTACTAGTATTGTCATTTTTGATTATATTTTTCTAAAAGTTCTGGAGCATATTGCTGTATTTCTTTCACTCCTTTTTCTTCTCTCTTTGCTTTCTCTAATTCATATACCCTATTTCTTAATTCTGTAGAAGAATACTGATGCCTTCTAAGATGAAAATGCAATTCAATTCCATTATCGATACAATATTGCTTTCCAGTAAAATCAACATTTTTATATTCTTCACTCAAAAATCTAACGTCAAACTTCTGTGTTTTAATCAGGTTGAGAAGATCCGCTTCAGTTTCATACACTAAAATCTCATCAACATATTTACAACCCTGCAACTGCACATATCTCTCATATACAGATTGGACGGGTTTATTCTTAATACCAGGACGATCAATTGTTGGATCAACTTGCAATGCAACAATGAGATAGTCACACATTTGTTTTTCCATCTTAAGCATGGTTACGTGTCCAGCATGAAATAAATCACAAGAACTACAATTAAATCCTATCTTCATTTTAATATACTATTCATACTAATTATACAAAAAAGGAGAGTCTTGACAACTCTCCCGATAGTTTTCCATGCACGCCACTTGCTCTTTGACCTGAAGCAAGAAACAGGACGGGAGTATAACTCCATCCGCACCACTTACTTTTAGGAAGTAAGAAACCAAAGTAGGGTCTATGACTCCACCACCCAGTTTTACGAACTGAGAAACGCGGGATTGAAGGGGTTGACCTTCACCGACCAGTACTGTTATAGTCCATCCGTGACTCAAGCCTTCACACAATCTTTTCGATAGGCAGGAACACCATCAGGATCTAACCAACAAGTATAATCATGATCTTCCATAGCAGTCATCAACTGCATTTCATTATCACAAAGATACATATCACGATATCTCCCAGTGTATGAATCTACTTTTTGAATACGATAATCTGGCATACCATTGATTTCTAGAATACCAACTTGAATATAACGATAAGGAAACCGTTCAAGAAGAACGGTTGGTTTTTTCACGACTTTCATCAAATAACCTCAACAACCTCAAGATCAGAGTAAAGGTAATCCATCAACATTTCATAATCATCACCAGGATCACCAGAAAAAATTACTCCGGTGGATTCATAAAAACGACGAACTTTCTTAAACAACTTTGGATTTTTTACATCCAGAAAAATTTCTCCATTTGCTGCAGCACGAAGAGTGCCAATGTCTTTAGACTTGAATTTTTCGGTCAGTGCCATTGTCTGTTTTGATTGCCTGTATATTATAGGGTATTGTGACTATGTAGTCAAGTGGTCGGGACGATAGGATTTGAACCTACGGCCACTCGCTCCCAAAGCGAGTGCTCTACCAAACTGAGCTACGTCCCGGAAAGTAGGTTCCTATCGCCGCCAACTCTGAACCTACTGAAGGGAGTTGCCGCAGCCATCATGTACGACCTACCAAGGCTAAAACTCCATGAGAGTAAAATCCAAGGAGGATACATCCGAGGATGGCACTTATTATTGTAGCAGTTTTATTGTGTTTGTCAATGGCTTTATCAATCATTTCCTGACACTGTTTTTCTGTAACGTAGTGCTCTGGTTTTATTTCATCCATCCTGTGAGACATTCTTCAAATTATCCATGGGATCAGGTTCTCCTCTTACAATAGCACAAGCTCTTTTATAAAAAAAGTTTTCTGTTGTACCATTTTCCTCAAATTTCTCCTTAATAATTTTCCAGTTTTGTAACTCGTCAGGATGCATAGTGGTAGAAAGATTGCCTACAATACTATTTAATGTAGCAATCTGCTACACTGCTGTCAAGTATGTGTTCATTCTCTAACGGAGAGAACAGGAATCGAACCTGCGAAAGTATTACCTCCAGCCGCTTTCAAGGCGGTGTCCTCGACCAACCGGACTCTCTCCAGGTAAATCGTTCCAGTGTCTTATGACTCCAGATACAATAAAAATGTTAGTGACCATGTAACTAACAAATATACAGGTGCGAACGATAGCAACCCAATCATCATAATTTTCTGTTTTTGTGTCACTGAAACTCCCTAATGAGTATTTCCAAATTTTCCAAAGTTTTTTCACCGAACTTCAAAGTCCAACTTGCGAACTTTACGTTGCCTTCTTTGCTCCTGCCAAAGGATATCTTCCTGTGACAAGACACTTTTTTTAGTCTTTGGTTGCTTGGAGTTTAACATCATAACAAGAGATAAGTCAACAGCAGAAATCTTATCTCCACGAATGGTTGTCATATTTGGACAACCACAAGAAACAGTTTTATTAAGATGTCCCTCTATTTCCTTCCCACAGGAACGACATCTTACTCGGATATTATCCATTGTATAGTGATTACTTCGTCAGTTTTCACTTATTTATATGGGAGATACCGGGATCGAACCAGTGACCCACTCGGTGTAAACGAGTTGCTCTACCGCTGAGCTAATCTCCCAAACTCCCCAGGTAGGATTTGAACCTACGACCAGACGATTAACAGTCGTCGGCTCTGCCGCTGAGCTACTGAGGAATGCGTTGCTCTTTTTTGAGTCTGAAGTACATAGTATAATACTTCTTTTTTATTTTGTCAAGGGTTTCCATGTCATCTATAAATCCCATCCATTTACATAATTGAGAAGAACCTTCCAGTTCACTAATTAATCTCAGAAGATTAGTTTGTTCAACTGGAAGTCCACCTTCTTTATATTGAGACAATGGATTCATTTTTTCTTATCAAGAATATATTCAACAGTATTAGCAACGTCTTCCATGGCATCACGTAGATAGATTCTTTGACCAGAATGTTGTTCTAGTTTTGTGATACCATTTCTAAACTCTTCAGATAGAGTCCAACGCCACTGCTGCATACTCTTTGAATACCAGAGATTAATCTTCATTAGAAAGGTTTCTGTAACTCAAGAATCATATCATAGAGATTCTTACATTCTGCAGTTTCTTTATATTGTTTTTTCATTAGTCTAACTCCCAACAAGCTTCTCGTGCTAACTCTGGATTCTTTTTCAGTGCTTGACTGACGTGACTGTGAACATCCTGTTCCAATGTGTGATGTGCTTTAGTATGGACAAATTCAATCACCCCAAGAGATCCACAGATCGTTAAGTTTAGGACAGTGAGAGGGTGAAAAAGGTAACGCATAAAAAAGGGGGTGCCGTTGCACCCCATCATAACACCTAGATGTTTAGTTGTAAACTCAGAAGGAATACTTCACACCCAGTTTACCACCAAGACCGAAGTCATCGTCATCATCGGCAGTCAAGAAGGAAACCTCACCATAGACTCCGAGAGCATCGGTAACGGGCACGCCAACTCCTGCTTTACCAGAGAACTGAGTTTCGGTCTCGACACCATCCACGGCAATCACAGCAGGACCCGCTTGGACGTAATATCCAGCAGAACCAATAGTGCCCTCATAGCCTACGTGAATGTCTGTAGTTGCCCCGGTGTAGTCGTCTCCCGTCCAACCAGCATTTGTTTCCACGTTGACGTAGGGACCTGCAACGGCAGCACCGGCGGACATGGACAGAGCAGCGGCAGCTGCGAATACAGATTTGATCATTTGTTAAACCTCTTTGTTACTTGCGGAATGATTACCCGCAGATGAATAGGGACTCGACATGTCCCGTTTGTTACCTTTCGTCACAATTTGACAAAAGGTGTATTATTTATACTAGGTATAAATTCGGATTATTCGGCAATCCGAAAGCGAGTGACGAGGATCGAACTCGTGACACCAACTTGGAAGGATGGGATGTTACCGCTACACCACACTCGCAGAAAAGGCAGATGCCTATTGTACAACAGATTGCCAGTCTTTGTCAAAGATTTCCAATCCTTTATCTGTAAGAATATGATTGTACATATCTTCAAAGACTTTGGGTGGCATGGTTACCACTTGTGCTCCATTATACCATGACCTCACTGCTCTTTGTACACTTCGGATAGAAGCAGAAAGAACCTGAGTTGGACATCCATGAATACGATACAACTCAGAAATAGAACGTACCACTTCAAGTCCTGCAACAGACTGATCATCAAGTCGTCCCACAAAAGGAGACACATAATATGCACCGGCTCGAGCAGCAAGAACTGCTTGTGCGGCAGAGAAGATCAGAGTTACATTAACTCGAATATTTTGATATGATAGTTCTCGACAAGCAGTAAGACCATCTTTGGTCATTGGAACTTTCACAGTCGTGCAGAAACCAAACTTTTCCTGAAGTCTGAGTCCCTCTTTAATCATTTCATCTGCAGTACCAACAACTTCCATACTTAGGTCATTGACTCCAAGATCTTTCAGTTCTTGATATACATCATCAGGATTTTTACCACTCTTCATAATCAGAGTAGGATTGGTGGTGATACCATCAATCAATCCAGTTTCAAAATGTTTTTTAATTACGTCAGTATCAGCAGTATCCAGAAAAATTTTCATTTTAATAAAAATATGGAAAAGAGCAGGTGAACCAACCTGCATTTTTGGGGAGATGTCTACCCATGGTTTGATTGTGTGGGTAGGAGGATTCTACTATACCTCCACTGAGTGGGATACACTGGTAGTGTAATTAGGTCACTCAGACTTTCGGACGCCTTAGTATCAGCTTCTGTGTTTCCACAGCGGGCACCACCCCTGTCCTACTATACATTACGCCGTGCCTCCACAAGCGTTGTTCAGTCATACCCTATGGAAATCCGTCGATTCCCAACGACTCAGGTAGGATTTGAACCTACGACCGACTGCTTAGAAGGCAGTTGCTCTATCCAACTGAGCTACTGAGTCATGTGAGAGGCGGGAACAGTCTGTCGTTCCTCTTATCGTGTTTGCCTCTCAACTCAGTTATTATAGAGCATCCCGGTCAGGGAGTCAACCCTTTTTCTTTTTTGGAGCAGGTTCTTCTGCCACTTCTTCTTCTTCGGGTTCAAGTTCTGGAAGCTCAATTCCGATCTGTGTCAAATATTCGATAGCACCTTGTACTTTAAAAAATAATTCTCTTCTACTGCCGGTCGTTTCTTGAAGTTTTTCAAGATCACTTCTCAGTGCATCTCTCTGTTCCAAAAGATTTGCAAGATGTTGTTGTTGTTCAGTCATGATAGTAATAACGTTTTAATTACATGATTCGCACTATTTAGACATTTTATAAAACTAAATAATTCCACATCCTCTTCCAAAACTATACCGATGAGAAAGGCATTTATTGCTTTTGGTATGCTATTGATGACCGCAGGTGCAGCACATGCTGGCGGATTAGTTCATAAAATGAGTTCGAGTGTCCAATTAACTGTAGATTCTGCAAGAACCACTGCGACAAGACTGGGTTCCCAGTACAGTATATCAGGGTCTAATGTGAATACTACAGATGGCACAACTGCCGGAACTATCTCCACTGGAACTTTAACCAGTGGAATCTACAGTCCTAGTGCAATTTCGGCAACTCAAAAAACTGCAGGAGAAGCATTCTCTTTCAGTGCTTCATATATACAAGGTGATGCCGTTCCAACTTCAGCTGCTTCTGTAGGTGCTGTTGGCAACTTCAGTTCACAGACTTCTTATGCTGCTGGATCTGCTGGTGACCTGGCAGGTACTATC